CCAGTAAAGACGGCGCCTGCATCGGCGGAGCTGCCGGCGGAAGCGTCGGAAGCATCACCATTTCGGACGCAGAGCTTCCGCTTCTCAGCAGCGAAAAGGTCCTGATCGGCTGGGACGCAGACTCGCCGGGTGGGAAGCTCACCATCCGAAACTGCCGCGTTGAATCCACGGACATACCCACCACTCATACCGACGGGATCCGCGTGGGCAGCAATAGCGAGATCGTTATTGAAAACGGCGAGATCAGGCTGCCGCATTTGAGAGGCATTCGCGTCGGCGGCAATGGGAGCATCGCCATCCGGGATTCCGATCTGCACACCTACGGTATTTTCATGGACGAAACCGTGCAATCACCGAATGATGCAAAGACGCTGAAAAAGCTGGAGATCACGGACAGCATCGTGTTGACGGGCGATATCATCGGCGCACGTGGAGAATATTCTTCCGTTGAAGAGATCGTGATCCGCGGCAGCAGCATCCGCCTGAACGATGAGTACACCTATAATCGCTGCACGATTGGCGGCGGCGAAAAGGCTTCCTTTGGCAGCATCGACATTCAGGACAGCCAAATCGATAGTAGGTCTTCAGTCAACGCGGTTATCGGCAACGGTACACAATCCCAATCCTATGGTGAGAGCCGTATCCGCATTGCGAACAGCCAGGTGTCCGTTCGCAATGAATTGTTCGGCCCCGCCATCGGCGCGGCGTATGGCTCAAGTGGAGGCCAGATAAATATTCTTATTGAAAACAGCACCGTGACCGCAAAGGGCGGCAATTTGAGGTCTGGTACCGACTATATTCCCGGCATCGGGAAAAACTCGTCTGGCAGAGCTTCAGAGATTGGAAAGATTCAAATTCTGAACAGCACGGTGGAATCCTTCCGGCTTGAGGAAAAGGACGGCACAAACTATGTCTATGACAAGCTGCACACAAAGGAGCTGCCCGGTATTCCGGCGGAAAACATCACCATCTGCGGCAGCACCGTCAACGGAAAGACCATTGACCATAGCCCTGACGAGTACGGCAAATGCGCGCTCTGCGACAAGTATGATCTTGGATACTGCTATGAGCATGGGCTTTTGACGCTCGAGGGGCTGACGGACTGCGCCCATGACGGCAGCGAAAAGAAGCTGACGGGGCTTTCCCATCAGACGGGCGAGAACAAAACGAAGCAGCTTACGGAGAACACGGACTACACCGCCATCTATTCCAACAACGTCCATCCCTACACCCTCACACCGGGCGACGAGGGCTTTGACAGCAAAAAGGCTCCCAAGGTGACGCTGTACGGCACGGGAAACTACTGCGGCAAGGCGGAGCACTACTTCACCATCAGCACAGAGGCCCCCGCAGCCGAGCACACCGTCACCGTGAGAACGGATGGAAACGGAACGGCTTCCGCATCTTATGCAAAAGCCGCGGCCGGCACGGAGATCACCCTGACCGCTACGCCCAACGAGGGCTACCACTTCAAGGAGTGGGAGGTCATGAGCGGCGGCGTGACCATCAAGGACGATAAGTTCACTATGCCGAGTGCCAACGTGGAGGTTAAAGCCATCTTCGAGAAAGATGCACCTCCCGCGCCCACCGAATTTACCATCACCGTGAGAACGGACGGGAACGGAACGGCTTCCGCATCTCATGCAAAAGCCGTGGCCGGCACGGAAATCACCCTGACCGCCACGCCCAACGAGGGCTACCGCTTCAAGGAGTGGCAAGTCATCAGCGGCGGCGTGACCATCAAGGACGACAAGTTCCTCATGCCGAACGACAACGTGGAGGTCAAGGCTATCTTCGAGGAGGACGCACCTCCCGTGCCCACCGATCCCGCAAAGCCCAACATCAGCGTAACGGGAACATATACCTATAACGGCTCTGTGCATACCGCGACCGTGAACGGCTATGATCTCGCTACTATGGACATCTCCGGCAACACCGGCACGGACGCGGGCGATTACACCGTTAGCGTCACATCCAAGACCGGCAAATGGGTGGACGGCAGCACCGATGCCGTGACCGCAGCGTGGAGCATCGGCAAAGCCACGCGGGAAGCTCCTGACGGCTTGATCGGTGTCGCGCCCATCACCGTGGGCGGCAGCGACGGCAAAATCAGCGGCGTGACTGATAAGATGGAATACCGTATGGCAGGCGAAAGAAGCTATACGGCGTGCAGCGGCACGGAGATTGATAACTTGTCCGCTGGCAATTACTTCGTCCGCTATGCGGAGGATAACAACCACTTTGCCAGCACCGATGCGGAAGTCACTGTGGGTGAGGGTACGCCGCTTGCGGATTGCACAATCACCTTCAGCGGCAACGGCGGCAGCGGCAGCATGGGTCCCGTGATCGTCAAGGCAGAGACAAATTACATCCTGCCCGTCTGCGGCTTCACCGCTCCCACCGATCAGGAGTTCAAGGCTTGGGAGATTAGCGGCACGGAGTACAAGGTAGGCGATACCTATACCGTGAGCGGGGACACAGAGATCAAGGCGCTGTGGGAAAACAGCGTTATTACCCCCACCACCTACACCGTCACCGTCAGCAATGACGGAAACGGCACCGGCACCGCAACTCCTTCCACCGCTGCGACCGGCACGGAGATCACCCTGACCGCCATGCCCAAAGAGGGCTACCACTTCAAGGAGTGGCAAGTCATCAGCGGCGGCGTGACCATCAAGAACAACAAGTTCCTCATGCCGAACGACAACGTGGAGGTCAAGGCCATCTTCGAAAAGGACGCGCCTGCACCCACCGAGTACACGATCACCTATGATCTGGCCGGCGGCACTGCGGAGGGCAATCCCGACACCTACACCATCGAGACGAGGACTTTCACCCTCAAGAATCCTACCAAATCCGGCTATACCTTCACCGGCTGGAGCGGCACGGGGCTTGACGGCGAGAACAATATGACCGTCACCATCCCAACGGGCAGCACTGGCAACCGAACCTATACGGCACACTGGCGTTATAATGGCAGCGGCCATTCTTACAGCTATTACACCATCAAGGCAACTGCCGGGGCTGGCGGCTCCATTTCTCCCTCCGGCAATGTCAGCGTCCGTGAGGGCCGGAATCAGACCTTCACCATCACCCCGGATAAGGGCTATGCTGTCGCCAACGTCAAGATCGACGGCAAGAGCATCGGCGCGGTGAAGTCCTACACCTTTGAGAATGTCAGCAGAACCCATACCATCGAGGTCATCTTTATGAAAGCCAACGGCAACCCCCAGACCGGCGTGTTTGTGGATGTAGCCACCGGCAGCTATTATGAGGATGCTGTGGATTGGGCAGTGGAGAACGGCATTACCAAGGGAACCGATGATACCCATTTCTCCCCGGACGGCATCTGCACCCGTGCGCAGGCCGTGACCTTCCTGTGGCGCACCGCTGGAAGCCCCGCCTCTAAAACCAGCACCATGCCCTTCACCGACGTTCCTGTGGGCAGCTACTACTACGACGCTGTGCTGTGGGCAGTAGAAAACGGCATCACCAAGGGCACCAGCGACACCACGTTCAGCCCCAACATGACCTGCTCCCGTGCCCAGATCGTCACATTCCTGTGGCGTTCTGAGAAGTCCCCGACAGCGGGTACAGCCAATCCCTTTGCTGATGTGAAGTCCACCGCCTACTATGCTGATGCGGTATTGTGGGCGGTCAAGGAGAACATCACCAAGGGAACCACCAGCACGACATTCAGCCCCAATGCGGATTGCACCAGAGCGCAGATCGTGACCTTCCTCTGGCGCTGCAAGAAGTGACCGGCTGACATACGGCTAAACATCAAAGCCGCTGGCATGACCCCATAAGCGAACATCGGACAGCGCAGCGGACGGGCATCTCGCCCTGAAGCTGCGCTGTTCTCTTTTCGCTACAAGAAACAAATCAATGACATTTTGAGCTGCGCCGCTATCCCAGCGCGGCAAGGAGACAGCATTATGAAAAGAATCACAAGAATCATTCGTCCGATCATCTGCATGGCCGTCCTTCTCTTTGCCATGACCACGGCAGTCATGGGCTGCTATCAGAAAGGGACGGAGCCTATCGACATTCCCGACAGAACGCCTTCCGGCACATCTGCGCCTCAGCCATCAGCGACTCCCGCAGGCGAAGTTATCCCTTCGGTGGACAGGCAGGCAGAGTTGGCGGAAGCCAGAGCGAAGAATCCCGACACCGTGGCATGGCTGTATATCCCCGGTGCGGAGGTAGACGATCCCGTGATGCAGGCGGAGGACAACGGCTATTACCTGAAGCTGGATGAAAACGGTGAGTATGCCATGTGGGGCTGCTATTATGCCCATTGTGAAAACGAAATCGGCGGCAGGGATAAGCTGGACAAAAACACCACTGTTTTCGGTCACTCCGCCAGCAACTGCGACCCGGACGGTGTGCGGTTCACCAAGCTCTACCGTTATATGGACGCAGACTTTGTAAAGGAGCATCCGTATATCTATCTCTCTGTGGATGGCGAGGACATGATTTTCCAGATCACCGCGCTATTCGTCACGGATATTGGCTTTGACTATATTGCGCCTGATCCCACGGGAGATGATCTGACCAGCTTCTTTGAGACGATTGCGCGGAAAAACTGGCTTGACTTTGATGGCGTGACCTTCTCCGAGGAAGATACCGTTCTGACCCTCTCCACCTGCTGCCGGAAGTATGACAAGGCCAACAGCGGCAATCAGCGGCTGGTGGTCATGGCAAAGCTGCTGCCGGAGGGGGCAACCGCGCAGGAGTTCAGCGTATCCCTTGTGGATAGTCCTGAAATGCCCTAAAAGAAATCAGAATACGACGATAACAGGACACCCATCCTTGCGGTACTGAAAAGCAGCGTATGGTATAGGGAAAACGGCGGCTGCTCTGTACGGGGCGGCCGTTGTTTTTGCTGTCCCAACATTTTTCAGATGAAAGGGACCTATGCGTATGACAGGAGAGCACAGGAGGTGCCGCTAATGCTGCGGCAACAAGCCGCGCCGGGAGCATAGCCGGACGATACCCGGACACCGTAGGATACCTATGCCCTCCGACAGCCGCCGACAATTTCCATACTGAACCGCACCGAAGCGCCCATGCAGGCTTTTATGCCTGTGTGGGCGCTTTTTGTCGTTCCCGGCACTTTTTCGCCGTGGGCTGCCGCTCCCCGCCGCCCTTCGTTCAGACCTTTTTACCCACTCGGATCTGAACGGAGGAACAAAATGTTTAATAGAAAAAGCATCTATGCGCTGAATAAGAAAGACCCCAATGCCATCGTTTATATGGACGCCAATGAAGTCATCGTCCGCCTGACCCGCGAGGACTTTGCCAGCGAGAAAGAATTTCTGAAATGGAAAGCCCTGTCGGACGAGGACTATCACGCCTCCGAAAAGGAAGCTCACGTCTATGCCAATCACACGCTTGCGTTGGATGAGCTATCCGAGGAAGCGGCCTCCATTCCTGCCGTGGATGTCTGCATGGAGCAGGCGCATGACCGGGCAGAGGCAATCCACCGCAGCGTCAGAAAGGTCACGCAGATTCGGAAGCACCTGACGGATACGCAGTTCCGCAGGGTGTGGATGTATTTCGTGGATGGGATGACGGTTGATGAGATTGGCGCAGCCGAGGGTGTCAGCCATCAGAATATTTCCAAGAGCATCGGCGCGGCGATGAAGAAAATGAAAAAACTTTTCCCTGATTGCTGAAAACAGGGTGCAAAAGTGGCCCAAAATCGGCGATAGGTGAAGGGACATTCTCCACGAAGCCTTTCACCGAACGTTGAAAACTGAATAGACCATGATGCAGGCACAAAACCCGCGTGATAGCGGCATAAGGTGCGCCGCCACGACGATGGCTTCAAGGAGGTGATTCCGGAAAAGCCATCCGAGCGATCTACGCAGCCTTAGACCCGATTCGGCAAATCGGGCGCGATGACAGCGCGGCGGATAATGAAACTTGCTCACGCCCTCCCACAGACTTGAGGGGGAACCCTGCGGTATGCGCCAGCTCTTTGAGGCAGCGGTATCGTGGAGTTATGACAGCCCTGCCAAGGGCGGCCTGCATCATGCCCACTATCCGGGGCGCGTGGCAAATAGGATGGATCTTCTCAAATGGACAAGCAGAGCGGCTGCGCCGGTATTCGCCATTATGTTATGTGGCTCCAATTCTGCCCGCGCAGCCGCCTCTCAAAGTCAGATACCATGCGCTGATGGCCTTTCCCGTCAGCGCATTCATGTGACCTTGAGGAAACCCACCAAACCGAGAAAGGAGATCGCCATGATGCAGCCGACACCAAACGAAACCCAAATCCACACGGATGAACTGGTGGACATCCGGGAAGTATCCGTAGACAAAAATCTTCCCAAGGAAGAACGCATTGCCGCCTTTATTCGCCAGATCAAAAATCCTTACCGCTTCCGCTGCGGCGATTTCGTGGTAAACGCCTGCTTCGCCGGGAACGGTGTTACGTTGGAGGAATGTCTGCAAGGCATTTTGCGCTGAGCGACATCCTCGCTTTTTTCCGCAGAGAGTGCTATGATCGGTGTGGAAAAGGATGAAAACCTAATAGCCAGATAACCACTCTTTTCATGCGGGAGCAGTCCGGGAGAAAGGAGTGCTTTTTCATGCCTAAATTCAAAGCCACCGCTTATATCCGCCTGTCCTACACCGACGATCATTCCAGCGAGAGTGACAGCGTTTCCAATCAGCGCAAGCTCATTGAAAACTTTGTGGAGCACAACCCGGATATTGAGGTCGTTTCCGAAAAGATCGACGATGGATACAGCGGCATCATCTTCGACCGTCCCGCATTCAAGGAAATGATGCAGGATGTCACCGATGGAAATATCAACTGCGTCATTGTAAAAGACCTCTCCCGGCTGGGGCGCGAGTACATTGAAACCGGCCGCTATCTGCGCCGGGTATTTCCGGCCTATGGGGTGCGCTTCATTGCCATCACCGACAGCATCGACACCGCCCACGACAGCGGCGATGATCTGACCGTATCGGTCAAGAACATTATGAACGAAGCCTACTGCCGGGACATTTCCATCAAGACCCGTTCCTCTCTGGATGTGAAGCGGCGCAACGGCGATTTCGTCGGCGCGTTCCCGGTGTACGGCTACATGAAAGCCGAGGACAACAAGAATTTGCTCGTCCCTGACCCCTACGCCGCCCGCGTTGTCTGCGACATCTTCCGTATGCGGCTGGAGGGCGCAAGCGCCTCTAAGATCGCATCAGAGCTGAACCAGCTGGGCATTCTCTCTCCGCTGGCATACAAGAAGAACAACGGCCTGCCCTACGCGAAAAAGGGATACGCAGACAAGGCTGACTGCAAATGGTCGGCAACCACCATCATCCGCATCTTGCAGGACGAAACCTATACCGGAACGCTGGTGCAGGGCAAACAGGGTACGCCGCATTACAAGATCAAGCAGATGGAGCAGCGCCCCGCCTCCGAGTGGGTGCGTGTCCCGGATGCCCACGAAGCGCTGATCGCCCGTCAGGATTTTGAGCTGGTGCAGCGCATCAAGGGGCTGGATACCCGGACTTCTCCCAACGAGGACACGGTGTACCTGTTCTCCGGTATTCTGATCTGCGGGTGCTGCGGAAGCCGCATGACCCGCAAGACCAACCGTGCAAACGGCAAGGAGTACCACTACTATTATTGTCCTACCGGCAAGAAAAAGGGCTGCGCCCATCCGGTCATGATGAAAGAAAGCAGCCTGATCGACTGTGTGCGGGACAGCCTGAAAGCCTATATCGGCAATATTGCTTCTCTGGAGGCGCTGCTGACCGGCATTGACCAGACCAGCATCAATCAGGCGCTTGCCAAGGAATACAGCGACCACATCACCGACAACGAGAGCCGGTTGGAGCAGGTGCTGGAGTTCAAGGCACGGCTTTATGAGAGTCTTGTGGGGGGTATGCTTACCAAGGAAGAATACGCTTCCTATAAGGCAAAGTACACCAAGCAGGCCGAGGACATCCGCGAGAGCGTCCGCGTTCTCAAGGAAAAACTCACGGAGGTGCTGGAAAACCGGAGTGAGCGCAACCGCTGGATTTCACAGTTTACGCAGTTCTCCACGCTGGAAACCTTAGACCGCAGGGCGCTCATTCACATGGTACAGAGCATCCGCGTCCGTGGCAAAAAGGAGCTGGATATTACCTTTACCCATGAGGACGAATACAAAAAGGCGTTGCAGCTTCTGGCGCTGGCAGCGCAGCAGAAAGATTACGAACAGAGAAAGGTGGGCTGAGCATGGCAAGGAAAAGCAGAAAAGAAACGGCTGCGGTGGCCGTGCAGGAGGCTGACGCCGCTTGCCGCGCCGCGATCTATGTCCGCCTTTCGGTGGAGGATACCCACACGCACAGCGTATCCATTGAAACCCAGCAGATGATTATTGCCCGCTATCTGGAGCAGTACCCGGAGATCAGCGTGTACGATACCTACATTGACAACGGCGCGACCGGGACAAACTTCCACCGTCCGGGCTTTCAGCAGATGCTCTCAGATATTGAGGCTGGTCACGTCAACTGCGTCATTGTGAAAGACCTCTCCCGTTTGGGGCGGAACATGTAGCGAGACACGCAAAACGCTATTATTTCGTTAGCCAGAAAGTTGCTGTCAAATCCTTGGGGCCGTATGGATAGAGGCTATTTTGACTAACGAAAAAGGGACACGCAAAACGCTATTTACTACCCGACTAACGAAAATCAAAAAAAGAGCCAAAAACCCCGCAAGGACTTGGGAATAAAGGCCTTGCGGGGTTTTTGTACTCTTATATAACGAAACGATTAACGAAAAAGAGACATGCAAAACGAAATCAATAATTATCCATAAAGTACAAGTATTTATTCAAGTTAAAGTTTCATTTCTTCCCCATACTTTTCAAGAAAGATATTGACGGCGCTCTTAACAAATTGGTTGATGTTTTCAAGAGACTTAGCACAGGAATTTTTTACAGAAACCCAACCCATAGCATCGTTTTTGGAAGGTTTAAGTGAATCAGGGGATACCATCGCCGTAAGTCTCTCTAACTCATCCATCACAGAACAAATAGCCTTACGATATACAATTGCATCTTGCTGGTTCAGCTTTCCTGTGTTTAATGTTCCCGCTAAATAGCAGAAGGATTGTACCATGCTCACTAAGGATTCACCAGTTGAATTCCGGAGTTCCTTTTCAAAAGTAGATCTTAGTACATTGTACTTTGAAAGGGCACCCTCATCGGTTGTTATGTCCCAAGTAGGTAAGGGAGTACCTACACCGTCAATTAACCATTCTTCACTAATTGAAAATTTAGCACACAAAAGCTTGAGTAAACTCATAGAGGGGTTATCTCTTCCGTTTTCAATACCGGAAATATGGGTTTGTGAAATTCCCAATTCAGACGCAAATTGTTGCTGATTAAAACCCAAATCTTTACGAATGGTTTTAAACCGTTCGTTAACTGTTGACATAATATCCCTCCTTAGCGGAATCCGATAAAAACGAGTTGACAATATCAGAAACTAATATTATAATGAAACCAGATAACTAATTATATCGGGAACTGTTAAAAAAATCAATAGGAGGTGACAAAATGTCCAGGACTACCAATCTTAACAACAAGCCGCCTCTGGGTACACTGATTGGTAAGAGACTGAAGGAAATTGGCAAACAACAGAAATGGCTCGCACAGGAAGCGAGGCTATCAAAAACTTATCTTTGTGCCGTCATCAACGGTCGTGCTATCCCGACATTGGCTGCTCTCAAACAGATTGCAAAGCCGCTTGGCCTTGACCCTTTTGATCTGGTCTCGGCCTTATTGGGCAAGGAATCTTAGGGATTTCGATTTGGTCAATGAAAATTTTCCTGTTTGCATAGCATAAGTTTAGTTTGACAGGAGGTGAGTCCCTTTGACATGGCTATCCGTCAGAGAAGCGGCACAAGCCCTTCATGTGACCGAACGGGCAGTTCAACTTGGCGCACAACAAAATAAATATGAAACCCGCCATGTCAATGGCAAGGGGCGGGGCGGCAAGCAACTGCGCATCGCCCTAGAATCACTTCCAGAGAGTGCACAGGCCCGGTATCGCGGGGAAGTACCTCCTCCCGAGGATATCCTGCAATTCACAGGCAAACAGCGGGACGAGGCCAATTCCAAGGCTTGGGTTGTGGAGCAGTACCATCAAATGGGCCTGTCACCGGATGATTTTGTATCCTGGTTCAATTCAAATAATCCTATCGAGGACGCTATCACCAAAAGCAAGCTGTTCCGCTGGCAGCACAAATACCAGGGAAAAGATGTGACGGAGCTGATTGACCGACGCGGAGGGTACAACCGGGGAAAAGACACAATTCCTGATGATGCATGGGAATTGTTCTACTCACTCTATATGACCCAGCAAAAGCGGTCTGTCCGCCTTTGCCACCACATTACCAGCATGGAATATCCCGATATTCCGTCTTATAAAGCCTTTGAACGAAAGGTCCAGACGATTCCCTACTATGCCATTCTCTGTTACCGTGAGGGACCGAAAGCTTTCAATGACGCCCTTCCCTACATGGAGCGCAGCAAGCTGGATATCGCCTCTAATGATATCTGGTTCTCAGACCATCATCTGGTAGACATTTTCGTAAAGAGCGCAGACGGGACAAAGGTTATCCGCCCGTGGCTGACAGTCTTCTTTGATGCCCGCTCTAACCGGGTTATGTCCTTTCTTGTCAGAAATGCAGACCCCAACGCAACGGCTGTAAAGAAATGCTTCCGCCTGGGTGTCGAGCAAAACGGCGTACCCAATGAGGTGTACTTCGACAACGGCAAAGACTACCGCTCCAGCAGTTTCAGCAAGGATTATCCTATGTCGCTGGTGAATCAGTTGGGGATAGGAACGATATATGCAACTCCCTATCACGGTGCTGCTAAGACCGTGGAGCGGTTCTTCGGCACATTCACCAACCGCTTTAGCCGCCGCTTCAAGACCTACACGGGCTGCAACGCCAAAATCAGGCCGGAAGAAATGCAAATCCCAAACGAGAAGATTTTGCCCCTTGCCCCCACGCTGGATGAATTCATAAGGCTGCTGTCCGACTATATAGCAGAGTATAATCGAACCCCAAACAGCGGCACGGACATGGAAGGCAAATGCCCCGACCAGGTTTATTCCGAAAATCTGGCCGTAAAGCGGGTTATCAGCGACCATGATGCCCTTCGTCTTCTGTGCGGCAATACCGAGGAGCGGGTGGTCAACAAAAGCGGTGTCTCCATCAAAAACAACCACTATTATCATGATGCACTTCTCTCTCACATGGGTGAGCGCGTCATGGTAGTCTATGACCCGGACAACATCGACAAAATGGCCGTCTTTGATATGAAGGGCCGCGCGATCTGCTTGGCGGAAGCTAAAATCCGCACCCCGTTCCGGCATACCAGCGAGGAAGACTATATCCGGGCCGCAAAGGAGAAGAAAGCTGCCCGAGCCATCGTCGCCAAGTACAAGCCAACCCGAGAAATGGATATTCACGAAATCGTGGCCCGCAACCAGCTCATGGAGAAAGCCTTCACCGAATCCGGCGATCCGGATATCGTGGAGCATATAGCGCCCCAGGCGGCGGAAAACTCCGCTATCCTAAACCGAACCCAAACCACTCGGCGCATTCGAGAGGAGGAGAGTGTAAGCGCCACGCTGTTAGGCTTCTACCAAAAGCAAGCATAGGAGGAAATGTAATGTTTTCTGAAACTAGAGCCGCCCTTGTCGATTTTATGGAGCGGAGCGGCAAATCGCAGCGGCAGATATCCCGCGAAACAGGGCTTTCCCAGTCTGTTATCTCGCAGTTCCTGAATGGCTGTTATGCGGGGGACAACGAGGAAGTCGCCAAGTCCATCAATCAGTATCTAACCATCGGTAAAGAGCGTTTAAACACTGTTTCAAAGACGCCTTTTTACCCCGAGCTCTACAACACGCGAGAGGTTCTTTTTACATGTCTCTATGCGCACCAGCACAATGACATCACCTTAGTGAGCGGTGATGCAGGAGCGGGGAAAACGACGGCCCTTCGCTACTATGCTGAAACGAATACCGGGGTTATCTTCATCACGGCTAATGCCTGTACCACATCGGCCACCGCTGTACTGAGCCTGATTTGCCAGCAGGTGGGGCGTCAGGTTCCGGGCAGGAAAGCGGCGCTCATGAACACGCTGGTGGAGCAGCTAGTCGGGACAAACCGCTTGATTATCATCGACGAGGCCGATCACCTGTCGCTGGACGCGCTCCAGGCCGTGCGCAATCTCAATGATCTGGCCGGGGTAGGTATCGTCCTATCCGGCAATGATAAAATTTACCGTCAAATGAAAGCCGGACGCCGGAGCTATGAGTTTGACCAACTCCGCACCCGGATCGTTATCCGCAAAAAGATATACAACGATTACAAAATTGAGGAAATGGAAGCTATGTTTCCAGGTCTCAGTGAAAGCTGTATCGGCTATCTGTTGAAACTGGCCCAGGGCGAAAGCTTACGCACCGCCAAGAAACTGTATAATGTGGCAGCGGAATTTGCCGCTGCCCAGGGGAGCACACTCACCGTGAGGCACCTTCGTGATACCCATCGGCAGCTTTTGGGGGAGGTCTGCGCATGAACGCCTACATAACAGCAGACAGAATAAATGAGAAAAGGACGGCTGCTACCGCAAATAACAGCCGCCCAAGTGCTGGGGAAACTTCTGTCAAGAAGTCCTATATAGTATATCATTCGTTTCGTTGTTTTTCAAGATAGGACAAGTCCCCAAATTTGAAAGGAGCGTTTTTTTGTGGCAGAGTTTAACTTTGACAGCCTGGATATCAGCAGAGTGAACAATGAGACCATCGCGGAACTGGGTGAGATTTTATGGCAGTATACTTCGGTTCATTGCCAAGAGGATATAGATATTGCTGAAAAATACCGTGATAGCGTTGATGCTTTAGTGGACAGCCTCAACCCCAAACAGAAGAAATGGTTCGAAGCATACCAGGAAATGGTCTCTGATGCATTGGTTTTGGCGGAGCGGCGGCGGTTCGTTTGCGGTTTCAAAACGGCTATGCGGCTGGCCTTGGAAAGCATGAAGTGAGGAGGAAACACAAAATGTTGAGCAAAAGGGTTTTGGACGCTTTACGGGAGCAGTTCCACGAGGAATTCGGCGAGCTGAGCGAGAGGGACAGCTACATAAAGCGCATGAAGGCCGATGCCTTTGCGCTGATCGGCAGCATGACACCCAACGACAGGCGGTTGCGGTGTGAGGTGGATGACGCCATCAACGGCATTGTCTCAGCTTCGTCCCTGCTGGGCTTTTATATCGGGGTTCAGACTGGGGCTGATATGGAGCGGCATATCTCTGATTCCAAGCTGCCGGAGCAGATTTTGAATGCGTTCCAGGAGCTTAATGAATAATTTTGTTTCTACCCCCGTTATCGCGCGTGATAACGGGGGTAGAAGTGTCTGGGCGTATATGCCCTTCAAATAGCGAATTAAACGGGTAGTGGATATTGCTGCTCACTGTCATATCTAAATTTTGCTTAGAAGCAATTCCAAGAAACGTTTCAACAAGACTTTTCGTAGAAATGGCGTTACTATTAAAAGGCAATTTGTTGGATGAAAGGCGGTGCATAGTATGCTGGAGCCATGGACAAATGAGCTTACATCTTCCATGCTGCCTGATGGGATATGTAAGAGAATCGCTGAGGAAATCGGAGCGGACAATCTTCTAAAATTGGCTGTGCTGGTTGGTGGCTCAACCTTTTATATGCCCCAAGCTGAAAGCATTCTGCGCCCGCTCAGAAATCAGAAAATCAAAGAGGCATATAACGGTTACAACATCCCTGAGCTTGCAGAAAGATATGGCGTTACCCAGCGGCTTGTTCAGGAAATTGTACGGCAGAAACCATCTTACCCCACATCTGACTAAACAGGAGGTCAAACCAAATGATTATCAACAGCGGCACAATTCGGGAGGCGTTCCAGAGCTTCAACACCGTGTTCAACAAAGCGTTCCATGAAATGGAGGCGCAGTACCCCCGCGTGGCTATGGAGGTTCCCAGCGAGACGCGGGACGAAAACTACGCATGGCTGGGAGCTGTCCCCTCCATGCGGGAGTGGATTGGTGACAGGGAAATCAAAAACCTGGCCGCCTACGGCTACACCATCCGCAATAAGGACTTTGAAGCGACTGTGACTGTTCCCCGGAACGATCTGGAGGATGACTGCATCGGCGTCTACAAGCCTGTGTTCCAGGATTTGGCCTACAGTGCCCGGAAGCACCCGGACAAGCTGGTGTTCGGCCTGTTCCCCCGTTCTTTTACGGAGAAGTGTTTCGATGGCAAGCCCTTCATCAGCGATGACCATACCCCTGCCTTTGCTGGACATAAGGCCAAGGCGCAAAGTAACAAAGGAACTTACAAACTTGTACCGGAAAGCTACGGGGCAGCTCGTACTCAAATGATGTGTCTGGTGAACGACCAGGGTGAAGTGATGAATATCGTCCCTGATCTGCTGGTAGTTGCCCCTCAGAAGGAGGCTATCGCCCGGACTATCCTTATGGCGAATGAAATTCACCAGGAGGTCAACATCTACAAAGGCACCGCTGAGCTGCTGGTAGTACCGGAGCTGGCCGCTAACCCGGAGCAGTGGTTCCTGCTGTGTACCAAGCGGCCCGTCAAGCCCTTTATCTTCCAGCTCCGCCGCAGGCCGCAGCTTGTCGCTAAGGACAGCCCCAGCGATGACAATGTTTTCTTTAGTAAAGAATTCATCTACGGTGTGGATGCCCGCTACAATGCCGGGTATGGCCTGTGGCAACTTGCCTTTGGTTCCACCGGCGAAGCAGATATGCCTACTGGGGAATAAGGAGGAGCCATGGACATCAAGTATATTTTTCTGAGCAACTCCCTGCCTTTTGAAGAAAGCGGCTATAGCCCCCAGATGTCCCGCAAGCTGGTAAAACTACTCCCTTTGGGACTGGTTCACAGTACAAAAGGGGATTTTCTGGTGGATCATGAATCCTTTCGATCTATCCGCAATAGATTCATGGAGCGTCAGCTTCAAATCCCTATTGATTATGAACACCAGACTTTACAGGATGTGCAGGCCCCAGCAGCAGGTTGGATCAAGAATATCGTGCTGAGAAACGATGGTATCTATGGTGATGTGGACTGGACAGATCGGGCAGCAGATTACCTGAAAAATCGTGAGTACCGATATCTGTCACCCGTTATTCAGATTCAGAGAAATACGCGACGGGCGGTTGAGCTCCACTCTGCGGCCCTCACCAACACCCCCGCCATTGATGCCATGTCGCCCATTGCCTGTACTGATAAGCCTAACGAAGGCGAGGGCAGCGCAGAACAGGAGAACATAGAGGACGGCAGCAAGGGCACTTTGGCGGAGCTGGCAGCACTTTTGCAGCTTGACCCGTCCGCCACCATAGAGGATGTCTATCAGGCCGTCGCTGCTTTGCTGGAAGGGCAGGAAGCTCTAAAGCTCAAAGCAGACGCTTATCAATTTGAGATTGCCCGAACAAAAGCGGACGGTGTTGTACTGGAAGCGATGAAGGCCGGGAAGATACTTCCCTTCCAGCGCGACTGGGCGTTCCAGTCTGCAATGGATGACATGGACAGTTTCAACCTTTGGCTCAAGACCGCGCCACAAGTTGTACCTATGGGTGAGGTTTGCCCCGAGAATCTTTCCCAGACACAACGCCATCGTTCCAGGGCTCACGAGCTGATGGGGCTGTCTACTGAGGATATCACAAAATACGGGAATGTCTAATAGGAGGTTTTGACCATGGATTTTGAGAAAGTCGGCGGTCACAATGCCGCCGTCCGAGGATACATCCTCCGTATGCTGGTGAAGGGCTACCATAACACTCTGGCCGTCCGCCGCGTCTCCAACTGCCTTGTCCGGGACGGGCTGGTTTCTGACCCGGATATTTGGGAGCACTTGAAATACCTCTATGATATGGGCTTCATCGAGTTCACCAACAGGAAGATCACACCCGACACAGCCTATGAGCAGGACGGTGTGGCACGGTTAACCACGAAGGGCGTTCGTTTTATTGAGAACGGCGGCGACCCGGAATCGGGGATTGATTTGTGATGGGTAAGCCCAGAAAGCCGCGCTCAGACGCAAAGATGTATCAGCTCCCCAAGGCTGTCCTTGATGAAGTCAACGAGCGCATTATGATTTATAATATGAGCTATTCAGATATCATTGCATGGCTTGCAGGGCAAGGCTACAAAATCAGCCGATCATCGCTGTCCCGCTACGCTTTCAAGGTGGTCGAATCAGCACAGCGCATTGCGGATGACTTGGAGAAAACCAAGCATATCATTGATGTTATCGGCAGAAACCCCGACCTGGATACCACCCAGGCCACCAGCGCCATCCTCAAAAGCGGACTATTGCAGAAGATTTCCTCCGCTGAGGAAGAATTCAACGATATGCCGATAGAAAAAGCGGGGCGTTTGTTCGTCCAACTTATTAAAGCCGATGCTGATCGTAAAAGGACAGACTACATCACCAAACGGAAAGCGGAGCTTGCCCTTGACCAGATGGAGGCAGACTTACTGGCCCAGATCAGGCAATATCCGGATTTGACCTCACAGCTAAAGGATGTACTCAATCAAGCCCGTACCCGGATAATCGGCTCGGAACTCGAATAGAGCACAGCAGCGGCCCGTCTCTATCTTATGAATGAGGCGGGCCGCTATGCATACTTATTCTATTTTGCGTCCAGTTATTCCTGTTTAAATATCGTTTAATTGCAGATAAAACCGCCTCTTTCAAGGTACCCCAGTTTCGTTTTGTGTGTCCCATGACAGCAGGTGCTGGAGCTGATGAAAAAATTGAAGCAGGAGTATCAGACCTCCCTGATCCTCATCACTCATGATCTGGGCGTT